CGCGTCGGCGTGCAAGGTCAACTACCACTTGCACTTCGGAAGATCGAACAAGACTTCCTCCTCAATCGTCTCTGGGAATCGATCGAGTTCCTGCAGCAGAGCCTTCCGACGTCTATCGTGGAGAAATCTACGATTGGACGTCCAAAAGTGCCAGCCCTGCTTGAGGTCTCGTCTCATCTGTTCCTTATCGGAGTACTTCGAGAACGTCCACAGTGAAGATATACCTATATCCTTCTCTGTTTCGGGAACGTTACTCACTCCAAAAGCCCTAAAGAACCGACGGACAATGCGAAAGTCTGCATCGTTCCTTTCCATAACGGAGTTGTGGAGGTGGAGCCATGGCAAGAATTCCAGGTAACCGCGTAGAGTCGTCCAGTGCAGCCAGTACAGCTGACCGAGACGATCACGACACCTATCTGGGCAAGTTTGCATTTGTTCACGGAACAGATCGGGTATAGAACGGATGACCGCGACAAAACTCGACTCGCCCGCTTTCGCGGCGCGCGAGAGGATCGATCGCATGTCCCCCTGCCCGGACCACTCCGCCTGTTGCACGACCTGATGAGCAATGTCCATCATCTGGTTCATGAACAGGTTGCTAACGTCAAAGCCATCCTTCTTGACGTCCTTGCCCTTGCCACGACCTGTAAGGTGGCCAAAGTTGACGAACGGCACTTGCGTGAAGTGTCCCGTTCTGCGGCCCGCGAAATAGCGGAAAAGAGCGGAGTTGAGCTGTATCCAGTCCTCGGTACCAAAGTTCTTACCGAGAGATCTGAAAAAGCCCCACAAAGGCCCAAGCTCCTTCCAAATCGCGTAGTGTGCTTCGTTACTTCTGAAGCCTACATCATCACCATTGATCAAAGCTGGTGGTACTCCGTGGAAGAAGGGCAATTCCATTCCGTAGTACGTCTCCCAGCTGTGGTGAAGGTAGAGGTAGTTGAGCATACAAAGTATCGGGAACGACAAGACATGGCCCATCAGCTGTCCGTTCCTTTGTTGATACTCGCGAGGAAAGTCGGGGCGATCAGCCAACTCCGCATCTGCGAAATCAGTTGCCGCCAACTTGTTCCCTGTAAGCTTCTCCCACTGTTTCGACGACAGAGGAATGAGCGGATCCTTGGGCACCGCGAGACCACCGCGAGGTGACTCGAGGCCGAGATCCGCCACACCTTCATCGTCGAGGCTCCAGTCGCCGACATGCACGGTCGAATGACACATGGTCTCGACGGCCCAGTCAACTAGGGCGCCGCTGTGTCGGTGTAGTGGTCGTAGAAGTTGTTCTGTGAGGTACGTAGACGCCGCACCATTCACATTGTCCGTCGCTGCCGAGAAATCACCGGAAATGAACATCGGTGTCTCAGCGACCTCCACGCCTCCGGCTTGCAGCTCATCACGCCAGTCGAAGAAACGAGCGTCCCAACGGTCCATCAGATCAGAATCGATCATCCGGCCCGTCAGTTCGAAAGTCCCTTCCATCGACGGATCCTGCAGGCAGCTCCAAAGCAGGCGTTGAAGTCCCATCAGAGGGGCATAGTCTCCGGCCCTAGGCTTGGAGATCATGCGGATCTTCATTGGCTCCGAAATTCCGGCCGGCTCAACATGGGCATCACCGTCGAAATTCTTCACCAATTGGGGAATCGCACGTTGTAGAAGCTCGGCATCCGACTGTAGAAATTTGGCAGTCTTCAACTCCGCAGCTTCCGTGACGAATCCGGCAGTCTCCCTCCGGACAACACGGACGTAGGTCCCGCGATCAGGACCGTCGTTCCACAGACCCACCAGACGAGGGTCGTCTTGCTCAGCACCGTCGGCCTTAAGTTCGTTGTACAACCGTAAACGATCCAAAAACCGATCGGCCACAGACCTTGGTGGATGGACCACGAGGTCGGCTTCGACGACACGCTCTTCAGCGTCTTTTTCTTCCTCCTCCTCTTCTCCCTCCTCGTTAACAGCGTCATCCCCTTCGATTTCGCTGTCGCTGTCGTTCGTGAACTGCGAACGAAGAACCAGGCCGAGGTTCCCACGGTGTGCGACATTGAATTCCACAGTCGCACGATCCGAGATCTTGTTCCGGATAACCGTGACAGCTTTTTTTCCTCCTTTCCTCCACGTCGCAGACCGATGAACATGAGCGACGAAACGATCTAGCAGAGCTGTCATCTCGTCGGTCAGAGGTGTCGGTTCCCGCCCCAGAGTTCTTGCCTGCTTCTCAACGGCATCGAACATCTTGGAGAGGCGGCACGGGAGAAACCCCTTCTTCCAACCCTGCAACAAAGTATTCGCGAAGAACAATGTTGCTTTGGAGGTCGGACGGAGCTTCGACTGTCGAACGCGTCGAGAGAACTCACGGTCGACAATCCCGTGGCGTGGTGCCATTGTTCCTTCTTCAGGATGATTGGTGCCGTCCCAGACAGGCCCCATGTCGTTGAGAAGGACCCGAGAGATCTCCGGGTACTCCTTCTGACGAGTCATCTTGTTGAAAGCCCAATTGACGTAGTACTTGAAGACGTCAACGAGGAGACCTGCCAAGGCCAGAAATTGGTAGACACTGAACATCCACTCAAGTTCGGCATAGGCCGGCTCGTTACGGAAAAACAGACTCCTCAGCTCCGTGAACCGAGCAAAGAAGTCCATTGCCTCCCGATGTATGTTCTCAATCAGGAGGTCTTGTGGCAGACCGACCTCGAAGTAGTTGAGGTAAGTCTTGGTCGGAAGCTTAACGATCGCGTAGTCGAGGAGGGAAGCAAGGTTCTGGTAGCATTTTGCGGTTGCATAGTGACTAGCCAGTAGTGCCTTCTCCCACTTCGCCAAAACGTCGCGAACGTGTCCGGTGGCTTCGTCTATCGAGGTTCTGTTGTTACGCAGGCGGACAATAGCCAGCGTCAGATACACATCGACAGACAAATCAGGGCTGCGTTTGACCATTAAATTCGCATCCATGATGATCAGTTTTACGGTATGTCAAACCGTCGGGGTGGCCAAACCCCGAAATTCGTTCTCGGTCACGTGCGATCCGGCTCTAGGGACGACAGAGAGGCAGTGTTACTGCCAAAAGTCGTTCCTTGAGCCTGATCGGATCTCACACGTGACAGCGTATCTCTCACGGATGTAGATGGCACTGGAGAGGCTGCAGCGACCAGCTGCTGGAGTCTTCATGGACGGCCAGGACTAGGAGGGAGGTAGAGAAGCGCGACGACACACGCCGAATCATG